GGGAATAATCCGCATCCATTAAAAGGCAACCTGTTTTAGGCACAAATACCTTTCGAATCTTTCGGCCCAGCTCCATACGCATAGGAATATTCTGCAGGTTCGGCTCTGTGGAACTAATACGTCCCGTAGCCGTAATGGTCTGATTAAAGTTGGTATGAATACGGCCATCCTCCTGAATATAATTAGCCAATCCTTCTGCATAAGTGGATTTTAACTTGGTCAAACCTCTGTATTCCAGAATATCCTTCACAATAGGGTAATCGCCGGCCAGTTTTTCCAGCACATCGGCAGCAGTAGAATATCCGGTCTTGGTCTTCTTTCCACCGGGAATGTTCATATGCTCAAACAGTACCTCACCCAACTGCTTGGGCGAATTAATATTAAAGGTCTCTCCTGCCTGTTTATAAATCAATTGTTCCAGCTCTTCGATACGACCTGTTAATGTCTCTCCATAATCCTTTAACTCTTCCCGCTTTACGGAGATTCCTTCCTTCTCCATATCATACAAAACATAAGAAAGGGGCATCTCTATATCCTTCATTAAAGGCAACATTCCTGCCTTTTCCAGCTTCTCTGTTAATATATCGCAGGCAACAAAAGCAGTATAGGCCTGATACATATAGAACTCTGCTACAGCATTAGGATTTTCCTTATACAACTCCCGGATTGTTCGTTTTCCGAATACTTCCTTAAAACCGGGGATCTGTATCCCCATATGCTCTCCCGCCACTGCTTCTGCATCATAATCACTCTTCAAAGGATTCAATAAATAAGCGGCCAAAATAATATCAAAGTAATTATCCGTGGACTCTGTTTGTAAATATGAGTATTGCTTCTTAATATCTGCTGTAGAAACTCTTATATTCCCGCTGAAATCAGCAATAAATCTCTCTACTTCATCATCTGTTTTTTCCTCAAAACTGTCAAAGAGGGAAAGCTGTGTATTTTCCGGTATTTTTTCACTGTCCTGATAATAAAAATATACCTTATCCTTGTCACCACAGAAAGCTACGCCCAGAAACTGTTCCTGCTGTGACAGAATAATAAGTCCCGCCTGCTTCCCTGACAGTCCTTTCAACTTTTTGAGGCACTCTTCTTTATCAGTTAATATCTGAAATCCCTTTTTGACATCTTCATTTTTAGAGCCGGTATCCATTCCCTCGAAATATTTCAGCATATTCTTAAATTCCAACTCTTTAAACAATTCATAGGCTTCCGAAGTAAAATACCCTTCCGCTAATGCATTTTCATATGAAAAATCAATCTCACAGTCCGTTTTTATGGTTGCCAAAGTCTTACTCAAGTCTGCCAACCCACGGTTCTCTCTCAGACTTTCGCGAATACTATTCTTTGAGATATCATCCAAATGGGCATAAATATTCTCAATGGAACCATACTCTACCATAAGGTTTGTGGCCGTCTTTTCACCGATTTTGGGTACTCCCGGAATGTTATCCGCTGTATCACCCATCAATGCTTTCAATTCAATAAACTGAAGCGGTGTCACCTGATATGCCCGCTCCACATCAGCTGCATAATAATCCTCTATCTCCGTACGTCCCATTTTAGTCTTAGGGATACGGATTTTGATGCTGTCGGTGGCAATCTGTAATAAATCCCTGTCACCGGATACCAACGCAACGTCCATGCCTTCTTTTTCCGCTCTTTTCGCCATAGTACCCAAAATATCATCAGCTTCCAGACCGGGCTTTTCCATGATTACCACATTCATGGCACGAAGCACATCCTTCATCACGGGTACCTGCTGACGTAGTTCCTCAGGCATGGGTTTTCTGGTACCTTTATACTCCGCATACATTTCATGGCGGAAGGTGGGGGCTTTCACATCAAAAGCCACCGCCAGATAATTTGGTTTTTCTTCTTCCAATATCTTAAACAAAATATTCAAAAAACCATAAATTGCATTGGTATGAAAGCCCTTTGCATTGGTCAAATCCGGAACTCCGTAAAAGGCTCTGTTCAGTATACTATGTCCATCTATCAATACAAGTTTTTTCTTCATGAAACCCATCCTCTGTTTCTTCTATCGTATCAGAATCCAAGCTAACGCTACTATGGCTGTCAGCATCACATACAATTCAATCCATCTTCCCTGACGTAAAAATCTCTCATGGGTACGGACCTTCTTTCGGGCGTTGCCCACCATATCACGCATTTCTTTTTGCAAATCAAAGGCTTCACCTTCTTCCAGGCGTACCAAACCTTCATTTACCAGAAATTGTATGTTCAATTCCTCTTTGCATTTGGTACAACTTTCCATGTGTTCTAAAAATAATTTTGTGGTTACAAAATCCAGTTTTTTCTCTATGAACTTCGGTATTAAATCTTCAAATTCTCTGCATTTCATAAATACACCTACTCCTTCACAGAATTATACCACACTCGCACTCAAATGACTAGTTTACAAAGTCAAAGAGACTGATTTGGTTTGATTCCGGCAGATTGCCCAAAAGCCCCAATTGACTCATAAGCTCAATCACCGTTTTAGATACCTTGGTACGTTGCCTGAAATCATCCTTTGAAAGGAAGGGACCGTCCTTTGCTGCTTCCACTATAGCATCCGCCGCTTTTTCTCCCAAACCGTCTATGCTGCTTAAGGAAGGCATAATTTTGCCGTCCACAATCTGGAACAGTCTGGATTGTGCCCTGAAGATATCAATAGGTTCAAATTCAAAGCCTCTTGCATACATTTCCTGCACAATTCTCATATCACTCAAAGCATCCTTTTCTTTGTTGGCCAAGGTATCGGAACGTTTCTTATAGTCCGCCATAATGTTTTCTAAATGACGCTGTCCCTGACACATAAGCTCGTAAGAAAAGGCTTTTGCACGAATACTGAAATAAGCTGCATAATAAGCCAATGGATGATAAATCTTACAATAAGCGATTCTCCAAGCCATCATTACATAAGCCACCGCATGAGCCTTGGGGAACATATACTTAATCTTCTCACAGGACCATACATACCAATCCGGCACTCCGTGATCAAGCATGTCCTGCTTCCACTCCGGCCATTTGTCGCTCTTTCCCTTTGCTACAACACCCTTACGCACCGCTTCCATAATTTTGAAGGATGCATCCGCTTCAACTCCCATACGAATGAGATAAGTCATAATATCATCTCGGGTACAAATAGCCGTGGCAATGGTAGCCTTCCCTTCCTGAATCAGGGTCTGGGCATTCCCCAGCCATACGTCCGTACCATGGGAAAGTCCTGCAATACGTACCAAATCCGAGAAGGTCTGGGGTTCTACATCAATAACCATCTGCATGGCAAAGTCTGTACCAAACTCAGGGATGCCCAATGCACCAAGCTTGGTTCCCCCGATTTGTTCCGGCGTAATCCCTAATGCGGAAGTATTCTGAAATAGGGACATTACCTTCTTATCATCCAAAGGAATGGTAACCGGATCCACACCGGTCAAATCCTGCAACATACGAATCATGGTAGGATCATCGTGTCCCAGTATATCCAGCTTCAGTAAGTTGTGGTCTATGGAGTGATAATCAAAATGTGTGGTTATGGTCTCTGTCTCCATATCATTAGCCGGATGCTGAACCGGTGTAAAGGAGTTGATATCCTGCCCAATGGGCAATACAACAATACCACCGGGATGCTGACCGGTACTGCGTCGAACGCCGGTACAACCTAGAGTAATTCTGTTAATCTCTGCTGTTCTCTTAGTCTTTCCACGTTCTTCAAAATAATTCTTTACATAGCCAAAAGCGGTTTTATCCGCCAGGGTACCGATGGTACCGGCACGGAAGGTCTGACCGGCACCAAAAATAACTTCCGTATATTTGTGTGCCTTGGACTGATATTCGCCGGAGAAGTTTAAGTCAATATCCGGCTCCTTATCTCCCTTAAAACCCAGGAAAGTCTCAAATGGAATATCAAATCCATCCTTGCACAATAGCTTTCCGCACACCGGACAATTCATATCCGGCATATCGATTCCTGCGGAACCCATATCCGCATATTTCTTTACATGTTCGCTATCAAAATCCACATAATGACAATCCGTACAATAATAGTGAGGTGCCAGCGGATTTACCTCCGTAATCCCCGACATGGTAGCCACAAAAGAGCTTCCCACGGAACCTCTGGATCCCACCAAATAGCCGTCTTCTACGGATTTCCATACCAGCTTCTGGGCAATAATATACATTACCGCAAAACCGTTACTGATAATGGAATTTAACTCTCTTTGCAGTCTGGCTTCCACGATTTCCGGCAAATTGGGACCATAAATTTCATGTGCCTTATTATAACAGATATCTGTCAGAGTCTTATCACTGTCTTCAATTACAGGTGCACACTTATCCGGTCTGACAGGAGCAATGGTTTCACACATATCCGCAATCATATTGGTGTTAGTGATAACCACTTCTCTGGCCTTGTCCGAACCTAAATAAGAAAACTCCTCCAACATTTCTTCTGTGGTATGTAAATATAACGGTGCCTGGTCATCTGCATCCGAAAAGCCTTTTCCTGCCATAATAATACGACGGTATACCTCATCTTCGGGGTCAAGGAAATGCACGTCACAGGTAGCTACTACAGGCTTTTCATACTGTTCGCCCAGCTTCACAATATACTTATTGATATTCTGAATATCCTCAATAGAATTTACATTAGCTACCTTTTCCGACTCAATCATAAACTTATTGTTGCCGGTAGGCTGGATTTCCAGATAATCGTAAAAATCCACGATTCGTGCGATTTCCGCATCACTCTTCTCATCTAAAATAGCACGATACAGTTCTCCCGCTTCACAGGCACTTCCCAGTATCAGACCTTCCCGATACTTCATGATGAGACTCTTAGGTACTCTGGGACGACCCTTAAAGTAAGTCAGATGGGATGCCGACACCAATCGATATAAATTGATACGTCCCAAATCATTTTTTGCTAAAATGATTGCATGATAAGTAGGAAGCTTCATTACCAATTCTGCACTGGAGGCTCCCATTTCATTTAACTGTGTGAGATTTTCAACATTCATCTCCCGTAACATGGGAAGCATTTTCACAAATATCTTGGCTGTTGCCTCAGCATCATCTACTGCTCTGTGATGATTCTCCAATGACACGCCAAGTCCCTTTGCCACTGCATCCAAAGTATGCTTAGCTTGACCCGGAAGCAATATTCTGGCAATGGGTACCGTATCCACATAAGTATATTCCGTGCCATATCCCAGACGGGCCGCATTCTCTATGATAAAGCTCATATCGAAATTGGCATTATGTGCTACCAATACACATCCTGCACTAAACTCCAGAAACTGCGGCAAAACAGCATCAATCAGCTCGGCGTTCATCACCATATTATCGTTAATACCTGTGAGTTTTTCGATTTCAAAAGGAATCGGTACCTGGGGATTTACAAAAGCCGAAAAACGGTCTGTTATTTCACCCTTTTCCACCTTAACAGCACCAATCTCAATGATTCGGTTCTTAATTGGAGAAAATCCTGTTGTCTCAATATCAAACACCACAAAATCGTCGTCAAAGCCCTGGTCCTTATTGTTTGTTACAATCTGCTTTAAATCATCTACCAGATAAGCTTCCACACCATAAATCACCTTGAAGAAATCCTGCTTATCCGGATTCTCATCACCTGATTCTTTTCTTTTATTCTTCTCTTCTTTCCACAAATCATCCCATACATGATTTGCATCCGTAAAGCCCTGCACAGCTCCGTGATCGGTAATGGCAATAGCCTTATGGCCCCACTTATAGGCACGCTTAACGATATCCTTAGCTTCCGATACACCATCCATATCGCTCATCTTGGTATGACAGTGCAGCTCCACTCTTTTTCGTGCAGCTGTATCCATTCTGGATGTGGTAAAATCAGGAATCTTCTTAATGCCGGAGATGGACTGAATAGTCAGTTCATGGTCGAACTTATCTACTATGGTAATACCCTTAATCTTAACAAAAGCTCCCGGTTTTACGCCCTTTGTAATCTCGTCTACCTGGTCATTGCGCGCAAACATCTTTACGGTAATGGTATCCGTAAAGTCCGTCACATTAAACATCAGGATACTCTTCTCGTTCTTAATCTCTTTTCTTTCGAAATCAAGAATCTTACCGCGAACAACTACCTCACCGATTTCTCCCACCAATTCTTCTATCTTAGTGATTACTTCATCTTCAATATTGCGTCCGTACAATACATCAGGATCATCGGAACGGATGGCACTCTTACCAAAATCTCCGCCACGCTTGAACTCACCCTTCTTAAACTCGCCCTTCTTGAACTCGTATTTATTGCTCTTGCCGGTATTCTGTGAAGGTGCTTTAGGTGTTTCTTTCTTTTCCTTAACAGGGATATCCTTCTTTTCTGCGTTTTGCTCCTTTTGCTCGGTTGCTGCTTTATCCACAGGCATATCCGTATTTTCCTTTTCCTTGGAACGCATGGCTCTGTCATAAATCTGTGATACTTCTTGCTTCAGCTTTACTTGGTCCTCTTCTGCGTATTTACCAGATTTACCCTCGTGATATTCTGTATAAATCTCCAGATTAAAGCCGCATCGTTCCACCATAATCTTCTGCAGAATGTCCGTCAGCTCTTCTTCCTTGCTTCTGGCAATAACAGAATCTTCCAGGCTGACAACCATCTGATTGGTTGCCGGAAAAGAAAATACTGCACTCTTTAGCATATTGTAAAGGATATTAGAGTATTCCTGTATCTCATACAGCATGCTTTCATAGTAGAGTTCCAATAAGTTCTCCGGTGTATACTGTGAGGACAGTTCAAAGCGCTCATATATTTTTACAGTCAGTGCTGCCCCCGGAAAAAGTTGATTTTTTATAGTACTCTCCACGCTATAAATATCCTCTTTTCCAATCAGCCTGTTACTCTTTATATATATTCTTAAATAATCCTTCTTCTTCGTGGAGGATACTTTTTCTACCTCGGTCTGGTTCATAATATCACTTACGTTTTTCTCCAGACTTAAGGACGGAAATACTTCTGAAAATGGCTTTCCCATTTTATCTTCCTCGTTTCCTTATCTACTACTTATTCCAATGTTCCAATTCATCCTTTAATGCCTGCAAAAGCAGATCTTCAGGCACTTTACGGACAATCTCGCCCTTTTTAATCAAAAGACCTTCTCCGATGCCTCCGGCTATTCCTAAATCTGCTTCTTTTGCTTCACCGGGACCGTTTACCACACAACCCATCACAGCCACTTTAATATCCAACGGATAATCTTCCACCAGCATCTCCACCTTCTGGGCCAGACCAATTAAGTCAATCCGGGTTCTGCCGCAGGTCGGACAGGAAACCACTTCAATACCTCCTTTACGCAAACCTAAAGTACGTAAAATCAGCTTTGCCGACTTAATCTCCTCCACCGGGTCTCCGGTCAGAGAAACACGAATCGTATCACCGATTCCCTGATTTAAAATCAGTCCTAACCCGATAGCCGACTTGATATTTCCGCTCTGAACCGTTCCGGACTCCGTAACACCCACATGTAAAGGATACAGCGTCTTATCTGCCAGAAGCTCATGGGCCCTTACACACATCATTACATCAGAAGACTTTATGCTGACAACCAGATTATCATATCCTAAATCTTCTATAATACCCACTTTATCCAAGGCACTTTCCACGATACCTTCCGCGGTCACGCCTTTATATTTTTCTACCAGATGTTTTTCTAAAGAACCACTGTTCACACCGATACGGATGGGAATATTACGTTCCTTTGCCACATCCACCACAGCCTTAACGCGGTCCACACTACCGATATTGCCGGGATTGATACGAATCTTATCCGCACCGTATTCCATAGCCGCAATGGCCATTTTATAGTCAAAATGGATATCAGCCACCAAAGGTATACTGATCTGTTTCTTTATCTCACCGATTGCTTTACAAGCCTCCATTGTGGGTGCGGTACAGCGGATTATTTCACAGCCTGCCTCCTCCAAACGCTTAATCTGCGCCACGGTAGCTGCCACATCCTCCGTCTTGGTATTGGTCATGGATTGGATTAAAATCGGGTTACCTCCTCCAATCTTTTTATCTCCTATCTGAATTACTTTCGTATTATCTCTGTACATAAAAAATTCCTCCTAAACAGGCAAATTTATGTTTGCCCATATAGAAAGAATTTTATCATATTTTTATGAATTTATCTATGATGATTTTAGATATTTTTTGCTTTCAATCGAATATCTCTTGCAAGCTCTTCGTGTTGCTTGCAAAACAACTCCGGCAAGTCATCCAAACTAAAATATCTTAGTTCCAAGGTCTCCTCCTTATCACAAAACAATTCGCCGCCGATTACCTTCAATTCATAAGCAATGCAGATACTGTGTGCCTGGTCCCCACTGGCATATCTCATATCCGTATCTGTATAAATACCAACCAAGTCTCCCACTTCCACATCCAGTCCGGTTTCTTCTTTGGTCTCTCGAACAACCGCCATTTCCGGAGTCTCACCAAGCTCAATGGCGCCACCCGGGAAGCCCCATTTATTGGTATCTCCCCTTCTTTGCAACAATATTTCACCGTTATCATTAAAGATACAACCACCGGCAAATACTAATATGATTTTCTCATGTCCTACTTTACTGCGAATCCATTTTATGTAATTTTGTTTGTTTTCCATCCTTCACTTTCTCCTCATTTTCGTAAATACATTTCACGGAAAGTCATACGTTTACTCCCTTATTTTAAACATATATACATTGGTGCTTTTATATCAATCTTTATATTCTTTTCTTTTAACAATCCGGCTTTCACATAAGCTAAAAATTCTGTTTTCTTTTTTTCCAGCATTTGTTTTAATCCTTTATCCGAATCACACAAATAATCATATACAGCCTCTTCCTCATTTATCAGAAGGGGATTAGAAAACATTATATTTCTAACCTGTGTAAAACATTCTGTCATAGAATCTTCCACTATTTTTTGGTGTTCTTCCTTTTGGGCATTTATCTCTGTATGGATTTTTTTATTAAAAAATCCCTCTACAATATCTTCTACATCTGCTTTATCAACGATGGAAGGTACTGTGGAAACCATGATACATCCGGGTTTTAAAGCCAACTGTAATCTCTTCATCAATCTGATTTTATCATCTATATACCCCCAGAAATGGTTTGTCAGTATTCTATCATACGTTTCTGCTTCATAATCTACTTCTTCTGCATCTGCATCCCAAAACGTAAAATGAACCCCTGGGGCCAATCTATTACCATTTTCTTTTTCATAGTTTTTCAGATAATCACGCCCCTTGCTATCTTTATCAAGCATCACTATATTACACCCGGCAGGTATTTGTTCCCATGCGTGTAACCAAATGCTTCCATATCCCCCGCCCACATCAAGAATCAGCATATTTTCACTCAAATTAAGATAATCAAATCTCCATTGATACCACTCTTCCTGCTTCGTACTATATCTTTCATAAAAACCATAGCGTCGATGTGCAAAATCATTCTTGGTTATCAACTGCATAATTTGAGAAAACCGCTCTAAATCAAATGCCTTATCTGTACAGCTTTCTTTCGCTTGTTCCAATGCATAAATAATTCGCTCAATCCGTTCTTGTTCTCTTTTCATTAACTCTTTTTGTTTATCCAGCATTAATCCCACATCAATAACTTCATCTTGACCGATTACTTTTGCTATCTCCTCAAGCGAAAATCCCACATATTTAAACATCAGAATCTGCTGTAATCTCAAAATAGCTTCCTCATCATACAAACGATATGCTCCCTCGCTGTATCCGCAAGGATTTAATATACCCTTTTCATCATAAAATCGTATGGTTCTTGAAGATACGCCTGCTATTTTCGCCAGTTCACCTGCTGTATACAATTTTTTCATGATAATAGACCTAACCTTTATTAAGTATTACAATCTTATTATAAAGGTTTACGTTACGTAAATGTCAATATTATTTCATATATTTGTGTCATAAAAATAGTTACACTAACTTCTTTTGGAAAACCAGCTCGAACTATCCTGCTTTATCTTTCCCATGAGACACAATCTCATAAGCAGTGCCGATATCTCTTCCTGCTTAACTTGTAATTTATATTTCTTAACTAATTTCTCAACAATCTCTTCGATGGACTGGGGATAAAAATCCAACACTTGATATATTCGTTCCGAAATGCTATCCTCTTCGCTACGATGTTCCGATATCGATAACATCATGTCCTCTTTCTCTGTAAGCTTCGTATCATTTTTATCCTCAATATTTAGCTGTTGCTTCCTTAAATTATCCATTTGAACCGGCAATAATGCACCTAAATCCATCATAAAATCTTCCGGAGACAAAAAAACATGGGCCCCTTCCTTAATCATTTTATTGCAACCATCACTAAGACGATCCGTTATACGTCCCGGCACAGCATATATTTCTCTCCCCTGTTCAAGCGCCATTTCCACAGTAATAGAAGTACCGCTACGCTGTCTGGCTTCCGTTACCCTACTATATTTGATACAATTAAACGATGAACCCCTAAGTGACCCCCCTCTATAAGCATATAAAATCGGCTTTCTTCTATAATAAAAAGATGCACACCCTGTCCTAAGTGTGCATCCGAATTCTTTAAACTCTATTTAATCTGGTTTATATAAATTATACCCATGTTCTCTATGATAACTTGGGCCATGTGGTTTCTCACTACCCCATGCTCTTTTACTTAGTTCCTTATCAAATATCCATAACAGATTCTGTAATCTTCCTGCTAAATCAAAATCTGAACCTGCGGAACAAAATTTCTGTCTCACAACTTCTCGTTCTTCTTTTAGCACCTTATCTGATACTGTATTAAACCACTTGCTACTATACTTCTGTGGTTCCATTCCACTAATTACTTTTACCAACCCAACACCCGCAATTACGCATCCAGCAACTGTTAATGCAGTCTTTTTAACATCCATTCTTATCGCTCCTTAATTAGAATTGTATCCGTGTTTTCTACTCTGTAATGTATCCTTCCACTCTCTTTAGTTAGAATTTCATAAACATTATATCATGCTCATTCTGTTTTTCACACAAAAAGTGAGTCGAACATATAAAATAATCGACCCACTTCCTATTTTAGGCATCGTGTAAGATATCTAAACCTCTATTTCCATTCCTCCAACAAAGGCAAATACTATCTTATCCTTTTGGTAAATCGTCATGGTTTCAACCATGTTGCACCACATCCCTTCATCAAAATCCGTGATGGCAGCATCTGTGTTTTCTAGCATGGCAATAAACTGTTTGAACTGTTCTTCCTTCTTTTGTGTTTCCACAATAGACTCTGCAATCCGGTCGTATGCTGCTTTAGTCTTATCATAGCGTTTTTCCAGTTCGGCGTACTTCCGTTGATACTCATCTTGGTTCATGGCAATCCGAGAATTTTCATGTACTGTCTTCTGAATCTTCTCCACCAAGATATCCAATTCCTCAAGCAACTGCTGTTCACGTTCCTTCTGTTCCGAGACATCGCACACCATATCCATCATCAATTTAGCATTGGCTATGAGCTCGTCTTTCTCACTGATGGCAATGTTCACTGCCTTTATGAAGGCTTGCTGGATTTCTTCCTCGGTCAAATGTGGTGTGGTGCATTTTTTCTCATTTTTGAACTTCAGATTACATTGATACACCACCCTACGATATTTGCTATTTGAATGCCATACCTTAGAGCCATACACTCCTCCACAGTCCCCGCATTTGATTCTTGATGCGTAAATCCCCACTCCGCTATACCTCTCCGGCATGCTTTTACGCTTTTTCATTTCTATCTGCACCCGTTCAAAAGTTGCTGCGTCAATTATTGCTTCATGGTGGTCTTCCACATAATACTGTGGTATTTCTCCCGTGTTCCTTACCTGCTTATGAGTCAAATAATCCTTGGTGTAATACTTCTGCAAAAGAGCATCACCTTTGTACTTCTCGTTGGTAAGAATACTCTCCACCGTTCCACTCCACCATCTTGGCTTGCCACCCGGACTCGTAATCTCCCGTTTCATAAGTTCTTTGCAAATCATATGAGGTGTAAGTCCGCTAAGAAACAATTTGTAAATCAATTTTACTGTTTCTGCCTGCTCTGGATTTACGACAAACTCTCCATTAGGGCCTTTGTCGTACCCTAGGAAGTGTGTGTAATTTATACTACAATGCCCATCAGAGAAGCGTTTTCGATGTCCCCATGTAGTATTTTCTGAAATGCTACGGCTTTCCTCCTGTGCCAAAGAACTCATTATGGTAATAAGTACCTCTCCCTTGGCATCCAATGTCCAAATATTCTCTTTTTCAAAATAAATCTCCACACCGATTTCCTTGAGTTTTCTTACCGTCACAAGGGAATCCACCGTATTTCTTGCAAATCGGCTGATTGACTTTGTAATAATAAGGTCTATCTTTCCGGCAAGGGCATCTTCAACCATCTGATTGAAACCGTCTCTTCGTTTCGTATTTGTGGCCGTTATACCTTCATCCGAGTACATCCCAGCAAATTCCCAATCCGGTCGATTACTAATATAATGTGTATAGTAGTCAATTTGTGCTTCAAAACTTGATTCCTGTTCTTCATGGTCCGTTGAAACACGGGCATAAGCCGCCACCCTACGTTTATGCTGTTCTGTAATGCTCTGCCTTTGCCTATTCAGTGTTGCAGGTATCTTCGTAACTGTAGCCATTATTCATCCCTCCTAATCTCAGTTTGATAATTTTTCCATCCTTGGTAACTATGGTAAAAATCCGATTTGCACCGAATATCATACTTTCCACTGTTTCTTTCAGTCTTTCGATATTAAATTCTTCAAATCGCAAAACCTCTGAAAGTGTGTTTATCAAGAAATCCTCACGTATTCCACGCTGCTTGCATCCATCTTCTTTGTTGATGCATTTCCAGTAACTCACCATCTTCCCACGGTTCTTTTCCGTGTACTTCCTAATTGAATTTCCACAACAACCACAAATGATCATGTCACCAAATACGGTCTTGCTTGCATGGTATTCATGCATTCGTTTTATTTGATTTTTCCTTCTGGCATCATCCCAACTATCGCATCTTGCATTGGAAACCCATATGCGTTCTATGACTTCCCCGCTTTTCAAATAAAAAATGAGCCTACCGTACTCT